CACGGCGCGGCGGTCCTACCCGCTTCGTCGTGTTGTTAGTTTAAATCACATATTACTTTTAGACGCAACCCCTTTTTCTGGGCATACACTACTTTTCTAGAGATAGTATCGCAACCGCCAGATAGTTGATCGCCCCAAGTAGTTCGCGCTTGGCGGCATCGGGTTCCATGCGCTGGCATTCCTGTATCTTTTTCATGGCCTGCCCCAGCGGAAAGCCCAGCCCCACGGCGCGGGTGATGGTCAAAGCGGGTTGCTCAAAGAATGACAGGCCGTTGCCGTGGCGCACTGCACCCTTGCCCTCTTGCGCCTGTTCCAGTGCTTCGCGCAGCACCTCAAACAGGTCAGAGTATTCCGGCTTCACGAAGACGCTGCGGAACTCTTCGCTGCCTTCGTCAACATCCTCCAGCCAACAGTCGCAAATGGCATCACCGCAGTCGGGGCAGGTGTCTTCGTCCGGCCCGCATTGGCACACGCCGTCCTTGCAGGTGGAACAAGTGTTGCCGTCAATGATGTCAATGATTGCTTTCTTCATGCGATCCGTTTCCATGTCATACGCCGCCATCGGTTGGGCTGCCGCGCTGCCACCTTCTGCCATCATCTTGTCACTCCACTTTGCCATTCTCTAGTCTCCTTTGGTTGAACTCTTCCAGTGCGTTGGCGGCCCGTCTTAGCAGGTCGGGGCTATCCCGAAAGCCGCTCAGGCCCCTGTTGCAGTGGGTGCATAATATAAACCTGACCGCCTTGGTTTTGTGGCAATGGTCAAGCTGCCATCCCTTTTTGTGCTTTGGGTCGTCGGACCCGCATATGGCGCAGACGCGCCCCTGACTATCAAACATTGTATTCCATTGTTTCTTGGTAAACCCCAGACCCTTGCCGCGCTTTTTGTAGTTGGCCTCGTCGCGCCACTCTGGGTCTGCCTTGGCCTTCTTACGCTTGGCTTCCCTGTTCCGCGCCAAGACAAGATCACGGTTCTTTGCAACGTACTTTAGAGACGCCTTCCGCCAGATTTCTCTTTGCTTCTCATCAGCCACCAGTCACGGCTTGGTCAAAGGCAGGCTGACGGGGTGCTGCGAACAGGCCGCAGGATCGCCCTGCCCTGCCAGCGTGGCAAACGCCGTGTCGGCTGGCACCTGACCCATCGGGCAGTGGCAGGCAGCGATGCCGTCCTTGCCCTTCTCGCAGTCAAAGCTAAAGCAGTTGGCAGAGTTTGCGCCCTCCATTAGGTCAGCGCCACAGACCTGTATCTTGGCGTTCTTGTTCTGCGGCAGGCGCGAGAAGTCTTGCCACTCTTGGCGGAAATGCATGCGCGGCGCATACAAACTCCACACATGGTTTGGGCCAGACGCATCGCACGACCCCGTCATGTTACCAGCCGACAGGTCAGCAACGGCGGGGCCGTGCAGGATCGGGCAGCGGCAGATTACTTCTGGGTAGGTTTCCCCGCTGGTCGTGGTGATCGTCTTGCCCGTGGGGGTGCAGGTGCTGGCCGCGCACAGGGCATATTCGCCCGTACATTTGGCAAACTCTGCGGCTGCGGCTGTGGGCAGCAAGATGGACAGCGCCAAGATGAGGTGTTTGATCATTTTTGAAACGCCAGACATATCAGGTAAACCCCAATCCCAAAAAGAACTACATGGTGCATTATTGTAATTCCGCCTCCGTTTGTTCAATGTCACCCCAGTCGCTTTGTGCGGCGTTGTCAAACAGGTGCATCAGGTGGTTGGTAAGACGCTCGGCGGCGTCAGGGTTTTCAATATAAATAACAACGCCCCCAAGCGCGTCAAGCTTGTCAATCATGGCGGATGCGTCAGACCCAGCGGAAAACAGCGGGCTGTCTTCCACCTTGGCCTTGTCCACAAACCCAATAAATGGCGTGAAGACATCCCCGATCATTGCCATGCCAAGCGTCATAACGGTCTTGGGGCTGCCATACACGACCTTCATTCTGGCACCAAGCCGTTGGCCATGCCACGGACCATGTGGTCTAATTCCTCGTTTAGCGCCTGCCGCAAGACGCCCATTGCCTCAACGCGGTTGCCATCGGGGACGCAACCGCCCCAGAACGCGATGCAGGCACGGATGCCACCCATCAGCACGTCCGGTGGCGCAAGCTGGTCCTCGTTGACCATCTGGCCCATGTAGGTGGCAAGCGTCTCGGCTACCATCTTGATGTCATTGTCCATTGACAACCTCCATCGCCTTGAACGCCGCATCCTTTTCGTTCTCAGCAACTTGGATGATGGTGGTTTCCTCGCCCGTGTCCCAATCGGAAACCACAACGCTGTAGGTGCCGTCACCCAGATCGTCCACTATAGCCCTAAGCTTCTTTTGCATCGCGCATCTCCCGTATTGCCTTGATGTCCTGATCTATGCAGTGCTTTAACGATGCTTCCATGTCATTGTCGGTGACGCCCTCGGCCTTAAACGCAAAGCCGTAAATGACAAACAGATGCGACAGAGCGTTCATGGCATCGTTGAACGTCAGGTCGTGCGTGTCGCAGTAGTCTGTGACAAACTCTGCCAAGGCGTTTGTCATCCCATTGATTTTCTCCATGATCCCTCCATCAAACGTTGTACAGTGGCACGTCTTGGTTGCCATGGAAGGCGCGACCGTCTTCAATCTCTGCCATGCGTTCTGGTGCCCTTGTGAGCATACCCACATCGCGCAAGTGTTTCAACCCCATTGACACTGTATCGACTAGGTCGTCATGCGCCCCACGGGGAAAGGATGATGTCTGTCTGATAACCATCTCGGCCCAGTCCTTATTGGGCGCAAACACCATGCCCTCGCTGAAGATGTGCTGAATGCTATACAGCCTTGCCACCTTGTCTAGCGTCTTGGGGTCGTACATTTGAACCCCGAACTTGGCGGTGTTAAACACGCGCCGCAGTTCCTGCGCCACGCTGTGCCCTGCCGCTTTGTTTTCGATCAGTAACGTGTCCACTTTCATGCGGGCGCAAATTTCCTCGACCTTGACCACCAGATCGCCAATGGCCAAGCGGTCCTGCCATGCGTACATCATCATCACCTTGGCGGTTGCGCCCAGCGCCTCGGACTGGCTGCTGGTGGCGCTTTCAATGGGCCGACCGTAGCGATCCACCATGCGGGTCGATGCCTGCTCGGCGGATGCGCTGAATACGCCCCAGACCGTCAGGGCCGATGGGTCGTTCTCAGCCTTGGTGGTGTAGGCGGTGTCGAGTGCGGCCACGATGTATTCGATAGCGGGGTATTCGCTTTTGTCCCACGGTTGCCACCATTGGTCCTTGACGATGCCACCACCACGGGGTTCGGGGCTTTGCTGGTATTGCCCTGCGGTCGCGTATGGCCCCATGGCCGCTTCGTCGCGCTCGACAACGTGCAACGGGAAGCGGTCGGGGAACAGCAGTTCGCCGTCCTCTTCGCGCGGGTCGGCATAGCCCAGCTTTGTCACGCATTGGCGGGAAGGGTCAAAGCGCATGGGCAGCATGATGTGGTCGTAGCCCATCTCGTTTTCGAGGATCACGCCCGACACATCCCGCTCGTGCAGGCGCTGCATCACCACCACAATGGCGGATCGGTCGGGGTTGTTCAGACGGCTGGTGACGGCCTCTTTGAACAACGTTGTCACGCTCTCGCGCTTGGCATCGCTGTTAGCATCGTCCACAGAATGCGGATCGTCGATGATAACTCTATCCCCGCGATACCCAGTGATCCCCGTAAACGCGCAGGCCTGCCGCGATCCCGTGGCCGTGGTTTCAAACTTCGCCTTGGCATTCTGGTCGCCCGTGATCGTGACGTGGTCGCCCCAGTGGCCCTGATACCATTCGCTTGTCACCAAGCGCCGCATCCGCAGGCTGTCACGGATCGCAAGCTCAAGGCTGTGGCTGGCACAGACGTAACGCAGGTGGGGCATGTTGCGCGGCCCCCACTCCCACGCGGGCCAAAACACGCCGATCAGCAGGGATTTCATGGTGCCTGGCGGGACGTTGGCAAGCAGGCGGTTGTAGTACGTCCCATCGTCGTTAAGAATGCCATCGGTGATCGCTTCAAGGTGGGCGCATAAGAACTCAATGTGGAAGCCCTCGACGTAGGGTTGGTTGGGTTCAATGACGTGCCACGCTGATTTGACAAACGCCGCCAGCGACATCTCCGCACGGCGCTTTTCGATTGCCCGCAGCGTGGCAGCCTTGTCTATTGGCCGTGCAAGCGTGATCACGCCCATAGCAGTTCCACCAGCCCGTGATCGTCAAACACCCCGCAGCACAGCTTCTTGTGGCCCGCATCAAGGCACACGCGGCTGCGCCCTTGGAAGACGCCAGGCGTGTGACCATGCACCACCATCTTGCCGCGATAGCTGCCGTCATAGCCTTCGGGGTAGCGGAACAGTTGCGTGTACGCTTCGGGCTGGTCGACTAGATCGTAGGCCGGATGTACGCCAGCGTGTACATACACGCGCCGTTCATCCTCATGGATGCGCGGCAGGCTGCGAAACCAGTCAATGTCATGCTGCAATGCGGCATGTTCCAGATCGCCCGTCAGCGGGTGCCTGTAGGACAGCAGGGTCGAGGCCCCGCCATTTTCCATCCACATGCGCGGATCGGGGAAAGCCACCATGTCTTCGTGATTGCCACGCAGGCACACGGCATTGGGCAGCGACCGCACCAGCGCCAC